GTTTTGTATGGGTTTTGTTGGTATCCGTGCAAGTAGTGAGGAATTGGGGCGTTTTACTGGTTAATTCCAAAGCAGCCGTTCATAGCGCTTGACACTCCAATATGCTCACCACCCACGGTATAGGGGTTTGATCGCTGGTTTTCCTTCCAAATGGTTGCAAAGTCTCAGATAGCAGTCCAACGAATCAGACTCGTTCCAGTCAGGACACCTGCTGCACCACCCAGTGTAATCACCTGGGTGAAAGCGTCAGTTCCATTAGCTGATACATAGATGGAAGCAGACACAGAACCGGCTCCCGCGGAGCCGACGGCAGAAAATTGGCTAACTGGAGGGGACACGCGGAACAGTGAGGCAGCATTCTTCTGGAAGTCTAACTTCACAGAAAGCTCCTCATTGACTGTATCTGCGGCCCAAACCATAAGATCGACAAGATAGTTTCCAGGAGGGGGGACCATCGAACCTGCAGTATTAACAACATTCACTCCATTAGCAACAGCCGTAGCATTTAAAGCTGTGGCAGGCGTTGCAGATGTATAGGTCTGAGTTGTTGTTGACTGAAACAGGGAGACTGAGTTGTTAGCGGGTGGACCGGCCAAATTCTCCAGAACAGGCTTCATCAAGCGACAACGATACACAACATGAAGTTCTCCTACCTCGGTGTTTGATGGAATACCTTGCGTTGCGACGTTCAAATTACCAACGTCGTATGTCTTTATATCAGCAGCACCTGGGAGACCGCCAACACGTACGAACTTAGCATCAGTTGCTGTAGCGTTCATATCGCGTGGGTCAAGAGGTAAGCTGAAAGACTGGCACGGCATAGCATCAGCATGCGGGATAGTGTCTTCCATTTGTTGTTTCGTAGCAGGAGGTGGATCACTCGCATCATAATCGACGCTGAGAATGACCTTCCCAGTTTGACCAGCGGTAGCGTACTCAGAAACTTCTTTCTTATACACAAATGCCAGCTTTTCAAACCGGTACTTTTCAAACTGCTTCGCAATGGTTGATAGCCAAGGAAAAAGTGCTGCTTGTCCAGGATTAATAGGATAAGCAGTAACATTGAAATTGGGTTCATTCGCAACATTAACAGCTCCAACGAACTCAGATTCTTCAATAACCATATCACGCCTCGAGGTTCGAATCGAGGATGTGGTGCCAACACCAGTCATCCCTGATTTCTCCTCCCAAGGTGAGCCAAAAGCATCAATGCCAAGGGGTCCGCGGGCGAAGCCTGCTCCACGAGCACGGGGCCTGCGCTGCCGCGAACGATTTTTCCTTGACGGATTAGGTTGTGTAGATTTCTGAGCTGGTCCTGCTTGCTGAGGATTCTGCCCATTTCTTCTCTGTCTCTGTCTTCTACGACGAGCGGACTTTGAAGGACTTGATTTGTTTGCATTAGTTTGTGTGTTCATCAACTTGTAGTTAAAAACGAAGGGGGGAAATATTCTTTCGATAAACTCGGGTCCCCAAGCAGACCCGCTACAAGTTGGCATTCTGGCACTTAGCTGCTAGGCTTACCACTTTTAGCAGTGGGCTTTGCAGTTTCTCGGCGGGGCGACCCTTCTACAGGTTCCTTACCCTTGCCTTCGCGCCAAAGCGTTTTTCCGGTTTTCTCTGGTCTCTTTGTCTTGTCGTCAGTCTTATCAGCCTGCCGCTTCGGGTCTTTTGAACGATCCACCCAAGTGCCTTCAGCAATCTTCTTAGCTTTGAAGGTCTCAAAATCAACTTTGGGGGCGACCGGGGGCTTCGGCTTAACGGGAGGTTTATCACCGACCAACTCACCATTTATAACCACAGGGCTCTTAGGCTTGGCTTCTGTGGGTTCCTGTAACAATGGTGGGGTCAACAAAGCATGTAAGGAATTGACTTTCTCCAACCAAGTCATAAACCTCTTAAAGTCGCAATCGGGCATAACAGAGTGGACGTATTCCATCATCCAGTCAGCTGGCTCATTCCTATATTGTGATTCTTCGGAAAAGGATGTGCACCATGCTCGCATAGGGGCCGTCTGGGGGTTCGCCACGAACTCTCCATTCAGCAAGAACCTGGCCTTGCGCACAAAATCTCCGAGAATTGGCGTATTCTTATCAGTCAACCAATATGCTCGGCACTTTTCCAAAAGTTTCATCAAAGGAGTGACACCATGTCCCAATTGAACAGTCACATGCAACTTTGTGAGTTGGCGGGGGAGGTCGCAACACGTGTTGACATCTCCACTCCACACATCAGGTGAATATACTCTTGCAAGAAACTTAACTCCAATACAGTGTTTCTTGACCTTCTCCACGGTTAATACTTGACCAATCATTTGAGCCGCCCTAATGTAATTCGAAATATGTACATCAGCGGTTAGACCGTCATCGCCGCCATACATCCCGAGCTTTTTCCACGCTACTAAGGGACTTAGGCTTGTTCCATCAGGGCGATTTAGCCTGAATTGAAGGTAGCTCACAAACGCGTTCACAACACCATTGAAACTTGAAGTTTCAGGTGATCCGGACAAACGCGCTTCCTCTGAATCATATGTAACAAGATCCATTGGGTCAGGGGTCTGAACAAAAGCTTTCAATCCAAACTGGGTCCGATGTAGTTTCAGAACCTCTTCTTTGTACTGGTGCCGGAAAGCACGGTTGAGAACAAGAGCCTCCAACTCACGCATCAAATTCGAACCATGACCATCGAACTTTGAAAAATCGGAGTTTGACACATCCTCAACGGCTAAGCCGCACACTTCCGCAATGCGCAACGCAATTTGCTGCGGAGTTTTACCAAAAGCATACCACGGTTGATGTTTCAACACCTTCTCTGTGAACGCGTATATGAACAATGAATACGCCGCCTTATCATTCCCACAGATCTGAGAAATCAGGCGCATAGCCTTAAGATCACCGTAAGTCTCTTTCTTCACGAAAGCCGCAACCACGCGCTTTATATAGTCACCAGGTAACAAGGTTTCCAATATTCGGCGCTGTGTAGGTTTGCTTTGCTGATCGTAAAGAAAGTCAACATCAACGGGATCAATTTGGTTAGGTTCAGGGATTAACAGCTCGACGAATTCCAACATGACTTGATGCAAAAACGGTGTCATGATTAACTGCCCGGGTTTAACCTTCTCAATGCGCTCTTGAACACCATGTTGAATATTTGTCAACGAATTGGCTGGCACAAAGCAGTCTCCGAGCAGTGGGGACATAAATGGAACTACAATCGGCTTATCCGCAGGGTCATATGACGGAGGGTCGAAATGATACAACCGTATTGAATCTGAAACGGGGCAAACAACATCTGGTTTTGACGAGGGAAGAGTTGCGTCGAGATTGCCGTCGACCAAAGCTCTATTCCATTGCATCAAAACTGCACCAGCTGTCTTATCACCACCGGCCAGAGACACGGCTTGGGGTAAGGTAAAATCGTACTTAGAAGTCTCCGCGATAGTCTTACATGTGTCATCCACTTCCACTGGAACTGTGGCCTGAGCGTATTCACCAACTTTTCCGGTTGACACGAGAAAACCTTCCATGGAATGAACCTTCAACCGAAGGAAAGCTCCATGCACAAGATTTAACCGCGCCAAAGAACGTCCAAATAAGAGGACCCGGGCGAAAAGGGCGAACATGCCAGTCCACATAGAAAGTGGGGTCAAGAGAACTAGTTCATGATCCAAAGAAGTAATTCTGCGATCTATGCCATAAGTGGCTGCTTTGTAAGGTATACCAAAGAACGACTTGTATACCATAATATTATCGTGGCTATAATTCCAAACGCTGTGTTCATACAGGCCACCACCAGTAACACGATACTCAACACGGTTATACTTATTGAACGTATAAGAGTATTCCGAGCTCGTACGAGATACTTGGCTAGGCTGAAATGTGTACAACACAAGTGGGCGAAAGTTATCACATAAAAATGAAGGCATGTCAACGTATTGGTCAACATCTACCATCGCAAGCAGACTATATTCAGGGGGCATAAACTCCTCAGGCTGAACATTCAAATCTTTAGTCCAAAAATGAACACGGCTACCAAGCCGGTTCTTACGTTCATCAGTTCGTGATCGCTGAACAAAGTACGGTTCTAGCCCAACCAGGGGACCTAGCCTATCGATAAACGTTGAGGCTACGGTGCGGTCACAAGCGCTTACAGCGTGAGTGTGGCCTGGTGAGGGTTTAACACGTGAAAATTGTAAAGATGTAAAGTGAGATCGTAAGTGTTCTGGATTTTGCTGTGGCAAATGCGTAAACGGACGCAAGCACTTCATAGCAACTTCTTGTAACCTGGTACGTAGACTAATCCCAGAATAGAAGTATGTGAAGATAATTAAAGCAACGACAAACAAACAAAGCAAGCATAAATCAAAATCCGAGTACACAGGCTGCACTTTATAGATTTTATTGACTAACTCACAATAACGTGTTTGACTAAAGGTCGTTACGAAGAAAAAGGTTTGGGGAGGTGCACACGCCCAATTTCGCTGCCAATACTCGCTAATGATCTTGCGCAAGCCAAGGCTATGGTAGTGTCCCTCAAGAAACAAATAAAGATTGACCAAGTTACCCGGAAGGTTATCCCAAAAACTAACAATTTCTAAGACAAAGGTAGGTAACTCAGAGAAAACATGTGCAAGGTAACCATAACAGGCATCCCATGCACCAACCAGGGTGACAACCAACTGTGTCACCAAGGTAAAAAGATATAGTGATGGATCAATAATGAGATCCATAAACTTTTGGGCCACGAAGGCCGTGAGCATTATAATTTCCATTAACTGGTTATTATAATGGGGGAAAG